ATCTATGACTTCTTTAAAAAAGTCATCATTTAATAGGTTTTTAGCCCATTGAGCCAAGATTGCTTTATCGGTCATAAAAGAGAGTTAATTTGTTTCTTTGTAAGTTTTCCAGCGTTAAGTAACCCAAGGAATTCCTCGCCATACTTATTAACTGCGTCTTTTTTAATCACATATTCGCCATGTTGCAATGCACCATAACCATCATCTTGTCCTACTGGATTTGCACCAATCAACCTATTTTTAGTAACAATTCCACCTTTGTACCATGCAGAACCATCACCTACTCCATCACCCATTCCACTTTGTCCGTTATCGCCAGCAATGCCACTACCGCTAGTATCACCTCCAGTATTACCTGCGCCATCATTACCATCTGTGGCGGCTGCGGCTTCTGCACCTGCGGCTGCGGCTTCTGATGCTGTAGCACCACCAATAGTGGCATTAGCTGCTGCTTGACTTGCTGCGCCCATTGCTGCATCTGACATTCCTGCTGCACCTGCTGCCGCTGCTGCTGCTGCCCCTGCTGCTGCTGCTGCCCCACCAGTTCCAGTAGCACCTGTAGTAGCCACTTGCCCACTAGCTTCGTTTACAGAATCAGAAATAGAAGAATTAAAAGCATTGGCTGCGGATACATTCATAGAGTTAATTATTGAAGCAGCCAATCCAAGTGGCAGACCTGTAGCAATACCAAGAGCAGTAGCTGCTGCTTGGCTTACTGTATTTGCAACAGCAATACCATCAGGGCCAACTGTAAATCCAGTATTACCACCTACATTTGATGCGCCAATACCATCATTACCACCACCGCCACCACCATCATATGTTCCACCAGACATATCTGCTGATTCAGTTATGTACTTAGATAAATCAATTGGAGTTATCTTTTTTGGCCCTTGTGCTTGCAACAATGCGCCATAAGCTATTCTTGGTTGGTCAGCAACTGTAGTTCCCATTGAGTCTAGTAATGATGTAGTAGGTGCAAACTGAGTTTGTGGACGATACTGGCTTTGGATACCAGAAATAATATCTTGGTATGTAGCACTTTGTGGATTGTTTCCACCTACCAAACTCATTAGTTCTTCGTAAGTCATATTAGTCTCACTTGCTAATTGTGTTCATTACGTTAGACAGAGTAGTAGCTTGCCCTGCTGGTGCTTGTTGTCCTTGTCCTTGAAGCATAGCAATAATGCTTTCCATAGATGGACGATTAGCAACCATCTCACCAGCCAAACGCTTAGATTCAGAAAACGCAGGAAACAACTCTCTAAACTGACCAACAGGTGTTGTAGTAGTTGGTATGCCAGTAGGATTAAGAGCGTTTACCAACATATCAGTTGTAATCTTTCCAGTAGTTACTGGCTGATATTGGCTTACATACTTAGTCAAATCTGATGTTGGAAACTCAGTTTTATATGCAGAAATAGCATTGTTAAAGTTAGTCAGAAACTTATTAGGGTCAAACTTACCATCTGTGTTGTACTGACCAGACTTCATAGCGTTTAGCCAAAAATCAAAACCACTTTGGTCAATCTGCTTTACATCCGTACCAAATCCCGTACGTCCAATTCCACCATACGCTTTAGTTAATATGTCTCTATAAGCGTTGTCTTGCAAGATTGGTGCTGTGTACTGAGTAATTGCATCATTTGGGTTTTGTGTGTAATAGCCGCCAACAGTCTTATAAAACTCTTGGTTAAACGTACTAGGTGTTAACTCACCACTAGCCAACTTATCTAAAAAGTAATTTTGACCACCAATGTCAATTTGGTTGGTTGCTGTGCCTACACCAGTACGTCCAAGGGTTTCATAAGCCTTGTTAACAATACCAACATTAGGCGCAAGTGTTGCAGTCTTTGTAGGGTCTGCTGCTAATACTGAATTAACAGATTGCATGAAACTGTTTCTTTCAGCATCACTTACTGTGTCGCCAAAAGCACTTTTCCAAAACGCTAAACCTTCAGCATCTGGCTGTCTACCAAGTACCTGTGTATAAAGTTGCTCTACAGTAGTAGCCATAATTAACCCCTAATCTCTACGTTAGATGTAATGCCAGCACCAATCTTCATTGCTTTCAGTTGTGCTTCTGCTTCAAACTCTTGTTGCTTCATGGCAAAGTAAGCCTGTTGTTTCTCACGCTCTAGTTGCAACTTAGCAGCTTCCTTCTCACGCATCATCTGCATTTCAAGAACAGCCTTCTGTTGTGCCATCTCCATGTCAATCTGTTGTTGCTGTTGCTTCAACTGAATGTCAGCCTGTGCTTTGGCTTGGTTAGACTGTATCTCAGCCTGTGTTCGAGCCATGATTGCTTGAACTTCTGGAGGCATCTGTTGTTGCTGTGGAGGAGGATTAGAAAGCATCTGGTCTTGCTCTGGCGTAATCGCTTTGTAGAACTCAGCACTATCCTTAAACCCTGCAATCTCAACCATGCGTCCCAATGTGCCACGATACTGAGCAGGTGAAACGTAAGGATTAGCAGGGCCGTACTGACCAATCAGTTGCTCTTGTTTAGCTAGAACCATAGACAACATAGCCATTTGCTCTTGTCTGTTTCCAGCACCCAGACCTACGTTGATAGAAACATCGTATTGGTTAGCCCATGTTCTAGGGTCAAACTCTACGAACTCACCACGCATACGCACCATACGAGCCTTGTCTTGGTACTTACAGAGCAAGTGCAAGATGCCTTGGAACAAAGACTTAACGCCTGTCTCAGCAAAGATTCGAGCCATTAGTTCAATCTTACCTGCGCCAGCTTGTTGCATAGAAGCTACCGCAGCAGCAGTCACGTTCTGCAAAATAGCAGGGTCTAAACCCTGTGAAGCATCGCTAACACCTGTGCGCTTAGACTGTACTGTGTCCAGATACTGAAGCATTGGGAAAGCCTGATTTGCCACGTTCTGAACAACTAACTGTTGAACAGCACCTTGTGACTTGGCACGAATAACACCACCAGCAGTAGATGTAAGCAAGTCATCAAGGTTTACTTGACCTTCTACCGCAACTACTCGTGCATTGTTTGTCAGATATAAGTTATCCAACATCTGACGAGTGATAGTAGTCTTGATTAACTGTAGGTCAACTGTTCTGTCAGCTAGTGAGTTACCAAAGAACTTGTGCGGAATTGGAATGGGACAGATTGAGTGGAAAGGAACATAGTCCACTTCCTCAACCATCTCCTTACCACCTTCATCTTGCAGAATCTCATTAGAAGCGTAAAAGACTTGAGTCAGAGCAGCAATGCCCTTTCCGTTCATATCAGTTTTGACATAACACTCAAAGACCTCAATCTCTTGCATGGATGGGTCATCAGTCTGAGTCTGGTAAGGCTGCTCACCTGCTGCGTAACGAGCCACACGCTCTGGTGTGTATGCCAAAGCATCACCCATCTGCAAACTTTCTACCTGTTTCTTATTGAAACCCATAGCAACCAAGTCACTACGAGTCAACATCTGCCTGTGGGCTACGAAAGGTGAGTCAGCAATAGTCCTAGCCTTCTTGCTAATCAAGAACTCCTCTGGAGGAACATTCTCAATCGTGACTTTGCCTGACTTTTTCTTTTGTTGCACCACAACATTGTGTGTAGCACTCATCACAGGCATACCCATAGGGTCAACAACTGGCTGTCCCATTGGGTCAATGATAGGAAGTTCTGTCGTATCTTGCTCGACAATCTCCATAGTCTCATCACTCATCAACATTGCTAACTCGTCATCAGACAAGTCAAAGTAACGCTCTTTAGTAATGTCTTCTTTGTTTTCCCAATATGCTTTAACGATGCCGTTCTTCTGCATCAAGGCATCTTTGAACCAATCATGCAGAATGGCTACACCAGCGTTATCACGATTGAAAACCCAATTGCAGTAATCAGTAGCTTGCTTGGCAGAGGCTTCATCCCTTGGGCCTTGTGGCTCAAAGACTACGATATTGTCTGAGCCTGTAAAGATACGAACTAAGCTAGGTAGCGCACCATCTATCGCTTCTGCCACTTCTCCAGTAACGATTTGAGATTTACCCTCAACTTCATTACCATATGGCTGTCGTAGATAAGCCTCCAGAGCCTGTTTGCGTTGTTCAACAGTTTCACTTTCAATAAAGCCAATTGCATCATCAATCTCTGACTGTAGTATTGACTTCAGTTCGTTCTGTTCCATGTTTGTCCTTTGGAGGGCGACCCATTCGGGGTTTGTCCAATTGTAATGCTTTTACCACATTTTCCAACATTTCAAGACGCTTTTCAAGTTCTTTTACTTTAGGGGCTAGATTTACCCCTTGCATAGATACATACATCAGACAATCCATTTCGGCAGTTTGTTAATAGGCTTATCCCAAGTTGAATGTCCTTCATCCAATCCAAGGGCTAAATAACGGAAAGAATCAGAGCCATGACTAGACCAATCATGTAGTGGTCTTTCATAGAATATCTTACGTTTCTCATCGTAGTCTCTGCGGTAGTTTCTCAGGCAGTTTAGTCCTGTTTGCACTTTAGGAACATTAAACCAACACCTTGGCAGCAATCTTCTTACCGCTTGGATGCCATCATCTAGTCCCATTCTGGGTGCAATCTTGACTTCTAGTCCAGCTTCCTCAAGCATTTCTAGTCTGCTCTTACCTGTCCCAAGTTCCCTGACCCTAACGTCATGGGGCAGAATATGCTCTGCTTTGAGATAGTCGTTGTCCTTAATCCACTTCACATAGTGGTCTAGTCCAACTCCGTGATTCTCGTAGTAGTCAAGCAAACGCACCTCTGTACCCACCAACTGAGCCACCCAGATAGACGTAGAGTCACCCATTCCCAAGTCCCAAGCAGTAAAAGTCCTACTTAGTTCCTCTCTGGGAATTTCTTGCATATGCTTCTTTTCTTCTAATTCGTTGAGCATAGTTCCATAGTAAGAGCCTTCTACAGCAGCGTCAAAGCTACACTCAAACTCTTGGCGGTACTTATCTTCCCCCATCTCATTCTTAGCTGCCTTCAGTTCTAGGTCATCCACTACCCCTGTCTCAGAGGCTTTGAACTCTAGCAAACCCCATCCATCCTCTTTCTCTGCCCTGTCTCGCAGTTCTTTAAAGTGGTTGTGTCCTTTGGGTGTACCAATAAAGAGACACCATCCTTTTCTGTCTGTCAGAGCAGGTCTAACAATGTCTGTCCATATCTTAGGATTCTGGTCACCCACCTCATCAATAATGACCCCATCAAAGAACTGACCTCGGAGGGAATCAGGATTGTCTGAGCCATACAGTTGAATACGCCTACCCCAGAAGTCAACTCGTAACTCTGAGATGTTGTTAGTACCGCCTAGCGGAGTAGTGTATTTAACGAGATAGTCCCAAGCTACA